GCTTTGTCTGATACCAACGAATTCAATCAAATTGAGGTTCTTCCTCTAGGTCAGAAATCGACAGGATGTCTGCAGGATACCATAGGGACCGGTGGTTCATCCGTTTCCGCAGCCTGGACACAACCTTTTAATAACCTATCTGAGTTTGAGCGAATATCATACAACGATGCTCTAGGTATCTTAACAAACGGATCAAGGGCACACGAATATTCAGGTTCTCGCAGGAAAGCTTACTTAAGAGGTTGCATGCAGCCAATTAAACGAATGGACCCTTCTTCGTTTACAGCAACAAGGCTAAGGATGCTGATAGATCCACAAGTTACTAGCACGACTGAAATTGTCTCGGAGGTTAAATTTGAGTATTTCTACCCTTATGGCTTCAGTGAGGAAGTGATTCCGCCATCCACTATATTTACTGAAGCAGATGGCGTAGGCTTAGCCTTTAGCGATACCGCTATAGCCACCCAGACTGTCCCTGGGGGTGCAGCAGAAAATGGACTCCAGAGCTCAAATTTCGCTCAGACATGGGATTGTGGGTGCAATAATAGCGTTGCAAACTACGAAGCCTCTACAAGCACCGATGCTTTATCTGTGACTGATGCTTCAGATGTATTTGCTTACAAGTACACTCCTGGTAGAAATCACTTTGATGATAGCTTCTACACAGAGAATTCATTCCCAACACTGTCTGCTCCTCAAGCAGGTGACGCAGAAGGAGCAGGCAATACATTCTCACCCAACACTTCCACAACTACTTTTTTGGGGAATGGAACTTTCACTCAGGCAAATGGAACTCAAAAGCTCACACTGCTGCTTACAGCCAGTGGATCACAAGCACTTGACAGACCCTACGTTGATGTAAACTCATCAAATTTCAACTGGGACAGCAGACAAATATTTGACAGTAGTGGGTATGGGATAGATGCAAACAGTGAAGCAAACTCCCACGACAACGAATATTTAACAGACGGAGGTGAAGAGCCAACGAGGCATTCGGAGATATACGTAACCCCTAAAAACAAAAACACTACTACCGTACAGATGGGACTTGAGAGTGCCGTCAACAAGGCAGGTAATGAGTTTAAGATGGGTGAAGTTTTTGAGTTTGTAACACTCGGAGCACAAGTAGTACCTGGAGGGGGCGGGGGTGAGGACGTAGCAGGATGCACAGATGAGAATTCTCTTAACTACGATCCCATAGCTACAGTAGATAATGATACATGCGTAACGTGTGAACCTGATGATCTAGCTGGAACATTGGCCCCGGACGTGGAGCCCCTGCTTGGAGATTACGAAAACGCTTCAATAGGACCACTGGCTGCTATTACAAGTGCTGATGCCCCATTTGACATGGGTCCTTGGTACAATGATACCGATTACCAAGAAGGAACTTGGAATCAAGGTCAGATAGGTAATGCATTTAACCACTGGGGGCCATCTCTAAATGCTGCAGTAACTTATAGTGCAGACGTTGAGGGAATTGTATTACCCTTCGGGGCTGCTTGGGATGCCCTTTCTATAGACCCTGCCGCTATATACACTCAATTTAAATTTGAGCATACAGTATCTGTTGGTAGTATGGGGGCTATAGGTGGGCTTATAACAAACCAGACCTCAGATCTAGAGCCACTAGCATGGAGCCTAGACATATACAACATAGAACAATGGGATGGAACAGCTCTGGGTTGGAATTACGATCAATGGGAAGATACGGTTGGTAATTACGCAGGAGAGAGTACTCCAGTTACAGGTAGCCCTATAGGCACCATGACAAATCAGGGCACGGCCCTGGAACCCAAGTTTGCTAGTTACACGATTGAGGCAAATGGGACTTCAGATAATGCCAATACGTTTAACTTTAACACTGTAGATATACTCAATGACCCCCACAGTCAGACATACTTACAAGCAGGTAAGCATTATGTAGCTGTACTGAGACTCGATGTTTCAGCCCTTCTAGCAGGATTGACTAGTCCTGCTCTGGGAGACTGCCGAAGATCCTACGCCTTCTCGTTTAACTTCTGGAATCTGATTTGTGGGTGTGATATAATAAACTCACCGACCTATGCAGGTAAGTTCTTTGATTACCCATGGAGTGGGTCAATTCCATTCCCTGCGGGGTATACAAGCATTGGAGCTTGTAATACGGGCCAGGCTCAGTCACGGAGAATAAAAAAGAAAACAACCGATGACAATGGATTCTGTGCACCTATACCACCAGAGTTTAGCTGCGACAGTTTCATAGACGCTTGTGTTCATACTACATCCTTTGATTGTATACCTAATGAGGGGGAAACAACCTCAACAATATCAGGTACCATAGAAATAGATGTGTTTGGGGCGTACACAAACAATGCAGATGGAGACCAGTACCAGTTCGTTTTGGGTACAGAGCTCTTTACATTTAATATATATGTAATAGAAGGTGTAATAAATAACCCCACTATAAGTCTTCTCAACAGTAATGCAGATGAGATAATAGAAATTGCATCAGTAGCCGACTACGAGAGCTACGGGGTCGATCCGTACAACGTTGCTGACAGCCCGCTGCATATTGTCCTTGACATAGTTGGGGCAGGGGAGTACTTTGTTTACATAGCACAAACCAACCAGTTTAGTTTCCAAGTAGATGCTGCAGGAAACTCTATAGTCTGTGAACCCATACTTATTGGAGGCGCGGGAATAACTGCTAGTGTCAATGGTGAGACTGAATGTCCAGAAACAATTTTTGGGTGTCTTGACCCAGCTGCTATAAACTTCGACTGCGCTTGTGATAACACCAGTGACGGCGAATGCAGTGACGGTGTTACAGTTAACAACACAGGTTGTTGTAACTATATAGACTGTGATAACGTATACCTAGACGGTAAGATTGGGGCAGTAACTACTGCAAATACTAGGATACAGTGTGTAGAAACAGACTTAGGTGGTGGTGATACTATAAACACTCTACTGGATAGTGCCTCTGGAGCTATTACGGTAGATAGCTTTGACGGAACCGTTAGTGGAGGGGAGGTAACAGGCACATTCGTAATGGGTGTATTTGCCGTAGTGAACGGAAATACAGGAGCTGCCATAGGCAATATACTTAACTTGGTTGAAAACAGTGCGAACGCATTCAATACAAATCGCACAGAGCCAATCGTTGCTCCAGGTACAGTAGGACCATTGGGATTGTTGATGGGCTTCAGTGCTCTTGGAGATCCAATTCTTAATACAGGAGGTGTATTGGCTGCTGGTCAGTATGTGGTCATGATGGTCAACAACTATCAAGCAGTACTAGATGAAAGTTGTTCAGGAGTAGGATTTATAGATAACTTCGATGCCATTGATCAAGTAGTTGTTGGATCAACCGTCGATTATACTGATTGTCCAACACCATGTAACGATCAGGCTAACCCAGAAGATTGTCCGGACATTGTAGGTGGCTGCACTGATGAGAATGCACAAAACTACAACCCACTTGCAGACTACAATGATGGAACGTGCAACTATGCTGATAATGATCCTTGCGACCAAGGAGAAGATGAAGTTGGATGTGAGGATTGTGAGAGCGCTGCTGCGTCAGGTTTGGTTACGTTTAGAGATTGTGATGATTTCAACGACAGTACTGAAGGGTGTTGTGACCTACTAGCTTGCAACTACGACCCTACGGTAGATACTTGTTTGTCTAGCAGATGTGAATACTGCTGTGATGGTTTGGAGGACTGCTCTGACGATGTCACGGACGATGAGTGCGAAGACCAAGATGGAAATGTAATTCCGGACTGCGAAATACCAGAGTGTCCCGATCCCAACAACCCTCTATGCTCAGAGCCCCCTGTTGATCCCTGTCCTAACGGAGACTGCGGTGGACCACCTGTAGCAGAATGTGTTATTCTTGGAAACTGCCCAGAAGGATTTGGTGATGACGGCGGTGGTGATCCAGTCGTGGATATCGAGGAGGTGGAAATCATCCAGGAAGTATACTGTGAGCCTAATCTAGGACAGAGTGGATCGTTTGCAGAAGTACAGCGGGCAGCTATGACATGTTCCGCAAATGAGGGAAGCAAGCTTTTGTTTAAGATGAGGTCCGGTGTAAAGTACGATCGTACGGATCTGATTAAGCTTGAGATGATAAACTACTTGTTTAACAACTCCATCAACCTTACATGTATCAACAGCTGCGATGACACTCGTGATCCAAAAGCACTGGCAAAGGGCATCAACAAGATATCCTGCGTAGATAATTGGAAGAGAGGAAACAAGCAGATATGGACACCAACGAGTACTTATGCAAAAGGCACTGTTGTTGCAATTATTTACAACGAAGTCGGAGTTAGAAAGAAGAGGTACTACAGAGCTGTAAACAATGTATCTGCAGGAGATGTAAGACCGGATTCTACTATATCAAACATAAATGTGTCTAAGTGGGCACCATGTATCGATACAAGGGGCAAGATGGCCCCAGCAGGACAAGAGAGACCTTACGTATACACGTTCTTTGAGTTTATGACTAAGTACTGTGAACAATGTTCTATCTACTCAGACCCAGCTCAGAGAATAACCCCCGCAAAACAAAAATCAAGGCAACCTACAGTTAATCAAACTTCAGGTCTTGTAGATGAAAACGGGAATGAAATAAAACTATTCTAAGATGGCGCAAAGAGCTAAAGACTTAAGTAAGAAAACCAAGAGCAGTACTACAACTGATGAAGTGCTTATTGTTCAGAATACAAAGACCAATAAAGCAAGTCAGTTCCCACTGGATGATGTATTTCCAATGCTCCAGGATGGATCTACCAACAATGGCAGCAAGTCTCTAGGCAGTGCCCTAGGAACAACTGTTCCCACGTCTCTCTTTGTGGGAGGAGGGTTTGGTAGTAGCATTACTGGCAGCGATAAGAACACACTGATATTTAAAGGTATTCGCTCAAACGATACTGTATTGGAGGTAAAGAATGAGGTTCTTAGTGCAGACGCAACAAAGACCAATCTTGTACTTGATTTCAATCAAGCTCAGCTTGATCTGAACACCTGTAACAACACGAACTCTGGTTTCATTTCACAAGCTACACTGAGCAATTCAGCTCATGTAACAGGAACGCTGCCAGTAGCCAATGGTGGTACAAATGCAACTGCGTTTGCGGACAAGTCCGTTATTATTACACAGGACTCAGGAACTGATACACTTGCTGCAGTAGCAATGTCTACAAATGGGCAACTCCTAATAGGTGGTACATCAGGACCTGCAGTAGCAACACTTACGGCTGGTACAAATGTCGCCATCACAAATGCAGACGGAGCTATTACAATTGCTTCTAGCATTGGGACTATAAGCTCAACCCTGGATACCTCAAACAACAACATTGACTTGGGCACAGGATGGCTGAGTGGTGATGGTACAGCAGAGGCAATCAATATAGATTCTGCAGGCCAGGTATTTATTGGAGCAGGTAACCCAACAGCATACTTTACAACTGACCTGAATGTCAATGGTAGTGTGTCTCTTGGTACATCAACAGGCAACGAGTCTGTGACGGTAATAGCCAAGCCCTGTACTTCTGGTGTAACTCAAGCACTTCTCATTGCCGGATCTAGCGCAAGTGGTACAGGTAATGCTGGTGGTGCTACAATACTACAAGCTGGAAACGGTGATGGTAATGGGGCTGGTGGATCACTAACACTTCAGGGAGGTATAAAAGCAGGAAGTGGTACAGACGGAGATGTTCTTATCAGAACTGGTGCATCTGGTAGTATAACTACAGCCTTGACTGTAGACGAAAACCAAGATGTTACCGTCAATGCTGGTAGCTTGATTGTGACTGCAGCTACCGAGGGTATCGTACACACGGGCAGCGGAACTGTTACTCAGGCATCAAATCATACTACAGCTGTAACCCTTAATGCTACTTCTGGCGTAATACAGCTAGCAGCTGTTGCACTTAATGCCGCAACAAATGCAGAATTTACTGTGACAAATAGTACCGTACAAGCCGACTCAGTTATTATCTTAACAGTGCAGGACGAGAATACAACAAATAACGCTCAGATTACAGCATGCACACATACTATAGCTGGAGGCAGTTTCAAGATTTCAGTGTTTAACCCTGCAGCTACAGGAGCTACTTCTGCTACAGCAAGTAAGATTCACTTCTTGATTATAAATAATTCTGTGTAACTTTAAGTAAACCATTAAATACATTTTACTATGACGAAAGTCGAAGCAACCAACCGTGAGTTTCTTGATCTCTTTAGAGGTCTTGAGTCAGTTAAACAAATCAAAGGAGCACGTTTTGCAGTGCTCGTTGGTAAGAATCTTAAGGAACTGAGGCACCACCTCGAGCCTATTGAGAAAGCAGCAGTCCCAACTATGAAGTTCCAAGAAGTATCTGTACAGATGCAGGAGTTCGCAGACAAGGAGGACAAAGATGCTATGATCAAACTCGAGGAGGAGAACACAGACTTGATCGAAGAAAGGAAAGTTCAACTCGCTGCTGTAGAAGATATGCTCGAAGAGCCAGCAGAACTCTTCTTGCATCTGATCAAAGAAGCTAAGCTTCCTGAAGAGATTACCGGTGAGCACATTGAAAAGCTCATTAAAATTATAGAATAATGCCCTCAATAGTTACAAGACTTAGTATACGGTCTAAAAACCTATTCACCAATGGAATTACTGGTCGTTACGACAAAGTAACATCTGTTGGTCAAGACGCAGATAGGCGAGTAAGAACGATTAAAGAAGCTTCCGGTGCACCTGCAACTCTTATAGATGCTACTGATTACCACAGTACTGGCGATGAAACAGTCTTTATGTTTATCAAAAACCTCACTGGTACGGCTAATAAGTTCTTGTACATTAAGATAGGGAGCCAGATTGCGTTTAAGCTTAAGCCCAATGGATACACTATTTTCCCTTGGTACGTAAACAGTGGAAGTACTGATATTATGATATACTCAAACGACGCCTCAACTGGTGTTAAAGTAGAGTATTTCGCATCTAAGGAAAGCACGTGATGGCTGATCGTAAGAAAATAAAAGATACCCTCCTTGGCAAATGGTTGGCGGAAAAGGCACCTAATGTACTTGGTACAGTGGGTGACCTTCTCCCCGACAAAGGGGCTTTGGGTGTCGTAAAGAACCTCTTGGATAACGATCCAAATGTTGACCCAGCCGAAGCAAAGGCTAAAATTGATGCTGAGATAGCATTCCAAAATAACGTTACTGAGCGTTGGAAGGCTGATATGGGAAGCGACGTCAAACTCGCTAAGCTCATTAGACCGGTCACACTTATAGCTCTCATGGTCATGTTTGTAGGCACCATGGTAGCAGATAGTATGGACGGGTGGCCTTTCAATGTAAAAGACTCCTATGTGTCTCTGTTGGAGATACTGATGCTCACAGCATTCGGTGCATACTTCGCAGGTAGGACTATAGAAAAAGCTAAAAAGTAATGTACAAACCAAACACATGACCGTAAATGAAATCAAAGATTTCCTGTCCGAAAAGGCAGGATATCTTAAAAAGAGCGCTGACGTACTATCTGAGAGACTTAATTGCCCGATTGAAGATTGTGAGACAGCACTCTACGAAGCCAGAAAGCTGGCTCGTAACACAGAAGACAACGATAACGATAGCGATAACGTTATTAATGAATTCGAACAGTTCCTTGACAAAAACGGCATCAGCCAGTCTGATGTATCTAGCGTAAAGTTCTGGCAGACAGTGTCTGGACAGCAGAGATTCTCTGTCGTTACTAAGGGAGAGTCAATGAGTGTTGAATCCATTAAACAAGAGATTGAACAATTCGCAGCAACCTATAGCCCCAGTGCTCCTAGGAAGCTTCGTAAACCAATCATTAATCCTGTAGCATATGAGATATCACTACCGGACATTCACTACGGCAAACTTCATGACTTGAGCCTAACACAGGTTGAAGACGAATACATGATGGCCGTGCAAGATCTAGTACGCAAGGCATCAGGACTTGAGATAGAAAGGTTCATACTCCCAGTCGGCAACGACGGAATGAACTCAGAGGGTATGAGAGGTACCACCACCAAAGGGACTCCACAACAGGACTCCGGAGGGTGGAAGGATACTTTCAGAGGATACTGGCAACTGATGACTACAGCAATAGACTTCTTGAAAGAGAAGGCTCCTGTAGATATCATTGTCATATCAGGTAACCACGATTACGAGCGCATGTTCTATGCAGGAGATGTGCTCGCAGGATGGTACAGGAATGATGCCGATGTTACTGTGGATAACAGCTACAGTTCTCGCAAGTACTACGAGTACGGCAAGAACATGTTGATGTTTACTCACGGCGACAAGGAGAAGCCTGCAGACATGCCACTCATTATGGCGACTGAAAACCCAGAAATGTTTGCGCGTACATCACATCGTGAAGTACACTGTGGGCATCTTCACAAAGAAATGGTGAATGAGTACAGAGGTATCAAAGTACGCTTCATACCATCTATTTGTCCTAACGATGAATGGCACAAGCAGATGGGGTATGAGGCTAAACGAACAGGGCAAGCATATATATGGAATAAGTTCAAAGGACTTGAAGGCTATTTACAGACAAATGTTAGAATTTGACGACATAGATGATGACGATTTCGTCTCCTCCGTAGAAGAGGAGATTGAGATCTTAGACGAGGCATATCGCAATGCGTATGCTATCGCCACAGGTAGAGTATCTGTGACTGAGCTCCTATCCAAGAGCCCGGACATGATATTCCTACCCTTCGATCCTTCTGCTCCTGAGACATTCAGGATGGTCATTGACGATATAATAAAGTACTTTGAAGAGAACGAAGAATACGAAAAGTGTGCTGAGCTGATCAGTGCGAAAGAAAAGCATCAATGACCCTAGATGAGATTGCATACAACATTCTAAATCTACTCCGAGGGGGTAGGTCTAGCAACGACGAGCTTATATCTATCGAACAGATAAAGTTCAACATAAAGCACTATCGTGCTATGTTCATACGTAGAGACTATGCTAGAAATGGCTATGTCTCTAATCACCTTGAGCAAGACTTGGGGTGTATAGATCTAGAACGTGTTGACGCAAGTAAGTGCTGCAATCTCCCACAGGACTGTCCAGTCTACAGGACCAAACGAAAGTTACCTAAGACTGTAAGGTTCAACTTATCTGATGCATTTACCTTCATAGGTAAACCCAATGGAACAGGTACTATACCTAAGATAGAAGCCTACGAGATAGAGTTTCTTCCGTACGATAAATATACTTCTAGGCATACTAAATATTACATCATTGATGAGTATATTTACGTGTACGAACCTAAGGGGTTAGAGGCAATTAATATTAGGGGGGTATTCGAAGACCCTGAAAGTGTATCAAACTTTGCCACATGTAATGATGGGAATTGTTATGATGAATACTCTGACTTCCCACTCCCCATGGATATGGTGTCTGCTATAACAGCCGGAATGGCAGCAGGCGAACTGGCACTCCTATCTGGGGGTGTTAATGATACAACTAACGATAGACAACAAGACTAATTATGGCTAATACAACAACAGACAGGCTCTTAGAAAGGTTAAGCACTAAGCAGGAAGCAACTAACACAAGCTTGGCAACTATACAAACTGATGGTGCAGCATCTAAAAGCTCTAACAACACCACTCAATCAGAAGTAACTCAGCACAATGCAAGAGCATTTGGACAGAGTGGGTGCATCTTGGTTACAGGGACTGCTAACGTAATTGCTACAGCTGGATCAGGTTCTTTGAAATTTGTAGCTATACAATTTCTAGAAGACACTGTTTTTGCTTCGGCTGCAGGAGGCTTGGTAGCTAGCACTGAAAACTTATACCTAGATGATGATGCAACAGGTGCAGGTGTTGCTTCAGGTGGGGGTGGTGCAAATACAGATAGCATCACCTTCCCAAAGGGAATGACCTTGTACGGTAGGTACAGCAGCTTCACACTGGCATCAGGTAAAGTAGTAGCATACTTGGGATGATTGGTCTAGGCCTACATACAGCTGAGGATACTTCGCACCCTACATTGTTTGGTGGGCTACCTGCTGAGACACAGAACTATTCTGCGTACTTGGATGGGACTAATGACACAATAAGATCAACCAATCTATCAGTCAGTTGGCTAAAGGTTGTTGCTGCTAACGAACCATTCTCTATACACTTTTCTCTAAAGCTTGATGCTCTTAATTCGACTATAAGTTTCACAGGTAATTCAAGCAATTACTTGTGGATCGTAGTAAACTCAGGAGGTGATCTACAATTTTCTTTCGCTAGAACTAGCCCAACTCGTAATGGTAGTGAGACATGGGATACAAACTTTTCTACAGGAACTTGGTACGACATTGTTATTACAGGAACCAATGACACGAACCGAGACTTAAAATGCTACGTCAACAAAGTTGAACAAACTGCTAATGCTGCGGCTGCGTGGCCTGCATCCGAAGACAACAAAGCAACGCCAGGTAAGTTTACTATGGGCACGTTCCTGAACATAGCCTTCTATAACTTTAGATTTGATAGATTGTTTTCTTGGACCAGTGTACTAACATCTGCTGAGATTACAGAGATTTACGACAACTACCCAGATCTTACAGCAGACTCAGGAAACTACGTTTCTTCTGATGACCTAGAAACTTACTACAAGATAGAGGAAGGATCAGGTACTGCTTTGTCAGATAGCTCTGGTAATAGCAATAACGATCTTAATGCTATAAATCCTACTGCAAACTTCTGGAGCTCAGATACTAGAATATAATGGCAACGAAGTACGTAATCATAGACGCAAGCGAGGTAAGCTCTGTAGACTTCTCACAAGTACGTGAGGACTCTGCAGATACCCTGCGTTACAACCTTGACAACAGCAAAACATTTGTAAAGTTTGATGGCAGCACTCCGTCATTCCTAGACGGTAAGGCTGAATACACTCACTCGCAGATAAGAACAATACTAACCGATGAAGCGCAAGGCTGGTACATAGCTGACACGCAGGCATATCTAGATGGCTTATAATCATGGCAAGCGCAGCATGGACACGGAAAGAGGGTAAGAACCCATCAGGAGGACTAAACCGAAAGGGCATTGCTTCTTATCGTAAAGCCAATCCAGGTAGTAAACTATCTATGGCTGTTACAGAGAAGAACCCCACAGGTAAGAAGAAGTCCAGACGTAAATCATTCTGCTCTCGTATGTGTGGGATGAAAGCAAAAAGAACAGGCTCTAAAGGAAAAAGAGATCCCAACTCACGTATTAACAAAGCACTTAGAAAGTGGAGATGTAGATGCTAATGAAGAATTTTCTTACCATACTATTTATAGGACTGTCTAACTTGTTGTTAGGTCAGAGCTGGATTAATCTAGAGCTGCAGGCAGACCAGTACTCACCTGAGACCACATGGTCAATCGTACAGGGGGATAGCACGTTTGCATCAGGTGGTCCATACACAGAAGCTTTTCAATATGTACAACAGCTTATAGAACTACCTCCAGGAGAATACAACCTAGTAGTTGATGATTCTTTCGGGGATGGTATTTGCTGTGACTTTGGGGAAGGATGGATTGGGATAAGCAATGCATGCGGTCTCAATGACTACTACTACGACTTTAACACTAGCCAGCTCGTAGTATTCTTTGATCTACTGCCGTGTCCCCCACCATCATATGGATGTGCAGACCCACAGGCAAACAACTACAATCCCGATGCATTCTTTGAAAGCGATGACTGTGTCTATGACGTAACCTTCCGACTAGATCTGAATGGACCACACCCACCAGAGATAGACATCCCAGAGGTTAACTCCTCAGTAAATGGATGGTGTGGTAACTGCTGGGCAATGAGTGATGAAGATGGTGACGGGGTGTGGGAGGTAACAGTCCCCATGCCACAAGGACAACACCTGTGGAAGTTTTCTGCAGACGCATGGGAGGTTCAGGAACAGCCCGTAGGTGTTCTTGAGTCTCCTTGTTTTTTGTTTGACGAGAACGGATTTGTAAATAGGACCATCAATGTAGAAGGGCCTATGACTCTACCCCCATTCTGCTGGGAGAGCTGCCTACCGTGTGGAGCAATACCAGGCTGTACAAATCCCGAAGCATCTAACTGGAATCCATGGGCCAATTTCGAGAACGGATCATGTACAGGACTTACTATACAATGTGAGCCCTGGGAGACAGAGATAACCACTACGCTTGTACTTGACAACTACCCAGGAGAAACAAGCTTTAGCATACACAACCTTACCACAGACGAAGAGATCATAGACGTATCTATAGGTCAACTCTCTGACGACATTGTAGGGATACCACTCTTGTTTTCTACCTGTGCTACTACAGGTGATGAGCTAGAGATTGTACTTAACGATAGCTATGGGGATGGATTAGGGGCATCACAATGGGGCGGTCAAGATGGGACGGCATCGGTTACTGCGTGCGAAGACACACTGTGGTCTTTACCTGTAGCTGACTTTGGGTACAGTGCATCCTCCACATTTAACACACCACTATGCACAACCATAGAAGACATACTAGGATGCGGTAACCCAGATTATCTAGAATACAACCCAGACGCAACTGTAGCTGTAGACCTATTGTGTGAGACCCTAAAAGTTTACGGGTGCACAGACGACTCCTACTTTAACTACGACTCTCTGGCCAACACAGAGAATGCCATAGACTCCTGCTTCTACACCCTCACCATTACAGACGGGGTAGGCGACGGATGGTTTGGTAGCTGGTTGGGTGTGTACCAAAACGGTGAACTATCCCCACAATATCAGATGGGGCCTAATGACGGTAACGAAGAGGTCTTCGATATAGTTCTGTCAGCCCAGCAGGATATTGAGATATTCTTCTTTACAACACCACAGTCACAAAATCAAATAGCACAATGTGGGTTCATGCTCGAAGGACCAACAGGGGACACACTGATTAATGTACCTCAGTGGAGCATGATCCCATTCCCCAACACCTACTCAGTAACTCCATACTGCGGTAACAGCTGTATACCATTCTCATACGGATGTACAGATAGCCTAGCATTTAACTTTAATCCTAATGTTAACAGTGGGGATAGTACATGCTACTACAATCCTGGGTGTGGTCAGGCAGGGTACTTAGAATACTACACGCAGGGCTTTGACGCTGATTACGATGACGGCAGCTGTCAAACACTTGCAATCTTTGGGTGCACTGATCAATACGCATTGAACTACGAGCCTGAAGCAAACGTAGACAACAACAGCTGCATAGCCATACTAGAAGGATGTATGGACCCAGACGCCTACAACTACGACGGCGAGGCCAACACATCAACCCAATGCTTCTACGATGCTGGATGTATTACAGGGCCTGGAGAACCATACTGGTTAAATGACCAGTGCTATGCATGGGTTATATCTGTTGACCCCTACTGCTGTGAAATAGGATGGGATGATGTATGCGTAGAAATGTACGGGTACTGCGGAGATGGGATAACCAATGTACCGTCGTATGTAGACCAAGTCAGAGTATACCCTAACCCAACCAGAGACTACATTAACATACAAGCCCCTGAGGGTACCTTGACTACTGTGTACAACTCTACGGGCCAAAAGGTATTAATGAGCTCTGACTCTCAGATTGAATTGCCTGCTGCAGGTGTGTACACTGTTATAGTCAACTACAAGGGAAGAGTAGTTAAACAAACAATCGTAAAGCAATGAAGCATATACTAACTATACTCCTAGCTTTAATTTCAACTACAAGCTATGCCCAAGGAGACTTCTACAAGAAAGTGCTTAGAAGAGCAACGTTCTATGCAGCGGCTAATGGCGGCAACTCGATATCTGACGATGACGTATATTCTGTCAGTACCGGATCACTTACAACCGGGATTATTGAAACACCCTTTGACTACTCTCTTACGCTTGGGGTCCGCAAGATTGCGCGTTTTGGCTATGAGAACAGAGCTAATGTTTTCTATGATGGCACTGAGAAAACGTACGGGGACGCAGCAACCGTTGGAAAGTTCAACGGACTTGAATTCCTTGCAGAAGCAGATTGGAGAAGACAGCAAGGAAGAAACTTCCTAGACCAGGATTACTTCATACGATATGTAGATGAGTGGTGGGTTGTAAAGGCTGAATATCTTGCAGACGGTTTCGCTGACATTAGCTACTTCGAAGGCTCACAAAGAGCTCGAGCTAAGATTGGTAAGAAGTTCTCAGTCAATGCAGGAATCATGCAGCGTATCTCTGAGCCATACGGCTATGACCCATTGCAGGAGTGGGTGCTTGATAACGATCAGATACACTACACCTCACTTGCTTTGCAAGAAGGATACAGCATAGATGTAAATACTGGTGAGTTCTTTAACCCCGATGGTGAGCTTGTAGCCAATGACCCCGCAGTATGGGAGCAGGTAGTAATACCTCAGGTGCTAGATGACTACGTAGCGTCTAAAAGATCAGAGCTGCAAGACCAATGGGTTTACTCCCTCGTTGTAGGATATGACTTCTACCACTATAGCAAAGACTTCTGGGTACATAGCTGGGGCAACTTGATGCCGTACCATCTTAATACAGATGGGGAATACTCTTACCACAACTTTGTCAACAGCGACCAATGGGTTGACTTTGGGGTAGGACTTGTATTTGGAACTAAGCTTACAAAGAACTTTGGGATATTTGCTGAGGGTAAATATAACAGATACTGGAATAGAGAATGGCATGACTTCTCTATAGGATTAAATTACATACTACTATAATGGCAAAACAGATAGGTGAGAATACTAAGATTACGCTAGACCTAAAGACTATAGGTATGGCAGCTACGGGGTTGGGGGCGTTGATCAGCATGTGGTTTGTATTACAAGCAGACATTGCAGAAGCAAAAGAATTGCCTGAGCCCTTGGCTCCAGAGATTACACGCATGGAGTTTGACATGAAGGACCAGCTAGTCCGTCAAACAATCATGACCACTCAGGAAGATGTCACTGAGATCAAAGAAGACATGAAACGTATTGAAGAAAAAATCGATAAACTTAAATAACATGAGACATGAAAACTGCACTATTGGCTGCCTTATCTCTACTATTATTCTCGGCGGTGTATGTGGCCACGGACAATCCTGCTCCAGAAATAAGCAGTAGTGGTATCTGTGTAGTAGAGTTTAACGCGAGCTTCAATGCCGCAAACTCTGTTGCGTGGATAAACAAAATAAGCGATTGTACTACAAATCGCATAGACATTGCAGCATCGCCTGATCTGCAAAAAGAACACAAGATAGTAGTTGTGCCGACTATTATAGTGTTTAACGAGGGGGAAGAAGAAGCCCGCTTTCAGGCAAACATTATGATGCAACTTGAAGCTACAGAAAAAGATGTACAAGAAGCTGTAGATGAAATCATAATGAACTCGTTTTAATTAGTATCTTACAAACAAATAGAATAAAATGGCAACTTTAAATGCAACACTCTCTCTTACTTCGAGTGACGCTACATCCGATAGACTTAGCGTAACAGTAACTGACGCTTTGACTACAACCAACCCAGCTATTAATATAGCCAGGGCTTCCGTGACTACTACGGGGGCAGATAACATTATCCAACCTAATACAGATGGACAAACGTATTACGTTTACATCAAGCATACAGGCCTTGACGCTGCTGGTTCTGCAGTTACAACTACCCTTGCTGTAGAGAAAACAGGAGACGTAGTATTTGCCAAGCTTGCTCCAGGTGAATTTACTTTCTTCCCATGTGGAGGAGCAAGTCACGGTATACAGCTTGAAGCATCTGCAGCTACTATTGTAGCTGAGTACGGGTACTGGACCAAGGGGTAATGGCTAGCGAAGGTCTACGTAAATGGTTTGGCCGCAATAGCGGTCGAGGCTGGGTGGACTGCAAAGCTTCCAAGGCTGCAGGTAAATTTGTACCCTGTGGTAGAAAATCTAAATCGGAAGGCAGGAAGACGGGATACCCTGCTTGCCGTCCAACACTCAGTGGGTGTACTAGAAAAGGTATGTCCTCTAAAAAATCTACCAAGCGTGTGTCTTGGAAAAACAAAAAGAAATGACATATAAGAAACAATCAGGGGGCCCAAAACGCTCTGCGTTTAGAATGCGAAAAATGGGAAAAGTCGGTGCCGGAGATCCTAGCTTTGAGCGTAGGATAGGAGCCGTCAAGAGAAAGCCCGGAGAGTCAATGGCAGACTTTAGACAAAGGCAGCTGTCTGTTGATCGTATAGCAAACAAAGACAAAGAAAAAGCTAGAGGTCTTAAGACAAAGCAAAGAGGCGGTTCACCGTACATGAGCGATACTCTTACACCAAAGCAACTTCGTAAAAGAGATGAGATGCTCAAAAAAGGTAAGAGCGCATTTTTTCAGCAGGTCCCAAATAGAACTCCAAAAGAAACTAAAGTCGCAAGACAGTATCCCGGCGGTACCCCATATGACGATGATGGTCCTGCAGGAAAAGAACCTAAAAACAAAAAATCTAAAACAATGAAAAAGAAAATGCAGGCAGGGGGTCTTAAGAGCCCAGGAGCCAAGCAAAAGGGACTCAAGAAGCTCCCTAAGCCCGTACGCAACAAGATGGGCTACAAGAAAATGGGAGGTGACTACATGGAACCTTCTAAAGAAGTCAAGTTTGGTGGACCTGCCAAGAAGCAGACAGGTGGCGTTAACTATCCAGTTTACGCTAAAGGATCTGAGCAAGCAAAGTCATTCCGTAAAGCCTATGGTGCTGCAGAAGCAGGAAGTGTGTTTACTTGGGAAGGACGTAAGTACAAGAAGGAGGGAGCAGCTCCAAAGACATCAGCTCCAAAGACTTCCGCAGGTAAAGCTAAAACTGTAGACACACGCGGTAGCTCAACTATGGACAAAGTTGCCAAGGGAGATACATCAGGTGCTAAAAAAGTGAAGCCTTCAGCCAGAGCGGGATCTAAAGAGAGAGCCATTAAAAGAGCTGGTCGTAAAGCAGATCGTGCTGTACGTAAAGCGGATCGTAAGTCTGGAGCAGCTAAAGTCTCTAGAATGGAACAGCGCGGTGCAAGCAAAGTTGGTAGAATCCAAAGCAGAGCTTCTGCTAAAGCAGGTAGACAAGAAAAGAGAGCTGAAAGAAAAGCTCCAAAGATTGCTAGACGTTCAGCTGTAAAAGGAGCCAAGGCTCAAATGAGAGAGAACATCAGAGCAGCAAAAGGTAAGACCGACAAGAAGTTCTTGGGCGGACTTATGGGAGCTATCGGTGGAGCTAAAGGTGGTGGTGGACTCAAAGGTGCATTGAAAGGCGCAGCCGGTGGTGGACTTCTCGGTAGAGCATTTGGTGCTGCTAAAGGTTTAGCAGGAGCTATTGGCTCCGGCGGTGGTTTGAAAGGTATGGCTCAAGGTGCTATGCAAGGAGCTGGTGGTGGTGCATTCGGAAACTCTAACCCTATGGCTCAACAAGGAATGGATCCACAAGAAGAGCAGATGATGTACGGAGGAAAGAGAAAGATGAAGAAGGGTGGAATCAAGGACAGAAGAAAGTCAAAGCGAAGAGGGCGTAAATAATGAAGTATCCAAAACTTGATTATAAGAAAGGGGGTGCTAAGAAAGATGCCTGTTATCATAAGGTGAAGTCTAGATATAGTGTCTGGCCTTCAGCTTATGCTTCAGGTGCTCTCTCTAAGTGCCGTAAGGTCGGTGCTGCTAATTGGGGCAGTAAAGGAAAGTAAGTGCATACAATCAAGGATATACATAAGGATTACCTAAAGCATGTTGAAGACCCTATAGAGACTCGCTTGTTCAAGCAGCTCTGTGAGGAATTCAACATGCAGGTAATTGATATGATTCTTGATGGTAAGGAGTTTAACATGGGCAGTAACATGTCCAGTCTTTCCGTAATGAGGATTGAACGCAACCCTAGCAAACCCACGATTGATTGGTGGGAGAGCAACAAATACAAACAGGAACTCCTATCGCAAGGTAAGGAGCTCTACAATGCAGAGACCGAGAAAGGTGAGAAGTGGTTTATCTACTACACCGATCCTTGGTACTGTAAGTACCATTGGAAGAAATCGAAGTGTAAGATTTCTAACAAGTCTGCATACAGGTTTACCCCAACCAGAGGTATAAAGGGGAACAAAGAGAAGTTAACTAAACTGTTGAAGGATAACGAGATAGCTTACCTAAGATTTAAGAAACATGGCAATATATAAGACTACATCTTCTCAGATAATCCTTAGAAAGGTTATGAGAGACTTGAATCCCCCCGACGGGAACTGGATAGATGATGCCGTAGAATGGATTGGGGAAGCTCTTGAACACATTGGAGCAAGTGCTCAATTGGTAACCGAGGGGTGCGTTCTAGAAGTCAAGGACTTTAAAGCAGTACTGCCCCCAGACCTATATTATATAAATCAGATATCGATCAACGAATCTGTCAGTGGGATAAGTACGGCTAGTCAAATAAGCACTCTAACCGCTTTGCTTGGTGAGGTATTGGATGATACAATAACTGCAAGAAACACGGTAACAGATAGCATCGCAACTCTTGTTGATGGCACAGTCAGCAGTAATCTTAGTGACGGTGTATTACAAAAAGCTCAAACTGTATTCAAGGGAACAAGCCCTACTCTGAATGAGATCAATACTAGACTGCAGATACTGGAGAATGACTACATGTCTCAGCCCCAGACCATGTTGTCTTACTGTACCACAAACTTCCCAGAGGGCATACACTGCGAAGACTGTGTAAACAAGACAGCCAAGTGCAAGGAGTGTTACTTCGTAGAAGACGGGTATGTAAAGACATCCTTCCAAGAAGGTAAAGTCTGTCTATCGTACAAAGCATTCCCTACAGACGCAGAATGCTACCCCCTAGTTCCAGATGACATCAGCTTCAAAGAGGCTATGTTCTGGTACATATACAAGAAGATGTTGCTTGGGGGATTGCAGAGTACCAACGGTATTGCTTATGACTTCGCTGATCAGCAGTGGAAGTACTACTGCACACAGGCACGCAACTCTGCAGTGTACCCAGACATTGATAGATACGAGTCATTTATGAACCAGTGGGTGAGATTGATACCCAACATCAATAGAACCGACAACGGCTTTGAGAACTTGGGAACTAGAGAAGATATCTACAGAGGTAATTACAGTACTACATGAAGAAGTTTGTAAAAGGCATGCACAAAGACTCGGAAAGAGTCGATCAGCCTGAAGGTACATTTAGAGACGCTCTCAATGCCAACTTGTATTATTCCAAGGGGGCTATTGTCAATGAGCAGGGTACAATACGTCTTGGAACTCACCTGATGCATGTCATTGGTGCAGTCCCTCTACTTAACAACCAAGTTATATCTTTCTGTTACGTAGATCCAAATCCACAAATTGCAATTGCTGGCCCGCCTGTCCCAGACTTCTCACCCGAGAACTCCGGTATAGTATTAACAAATACTAGAACGAACGAGAGTAGGATTCTATATATGAGTCCAAATCTAAATTTTCAAAAGAGTCACCCAATTGTGGGGGAATTTAAAGTAGACTCCAAGAATGAGATCATTGTCTACTTCACAGACAATTACTATACAGAAGAGGATACCCCTGAGGGTAAGGCAATCAAAAACTTTAATCCTCCAAGGGCGTTCAATGTTACACGTCAGTTAGAGTATCTCAAAACAGACGGTAGCCAAGGTGCATACACCAAGCTGTATGACAGCGATGAAAGTTTTAGCGTAAGTAAGCTAAGCTTGTTTGCAAAAGTGGGCAAGCACTCTATCATAGAGAAGGCTTCAATCTTCGAGGGAGGGGTATTGGTTTCCGGAGCATACCACCTAGCACTGTGTTACTCTGACGAGAACTTTCTTGAGACTGACTACTTTGTTGTGTCAAACCCGGTCTACATATTCCAGAGTCAAGAGCAGCAATACCCTGCAGATGTTATCACTGGATGTCAAGCTGGTAGCCAGACAACAAAGGCAATCAAGTTCAAGGTTAAAACATTCTACAACAACAACTACAAATTCCTACAGCCCACTATTATACAAAGGGTAGGCAATGCAGAGTTTGCATATAAGTTGGAAAGAATAGAACTATCTAATAACAGTGCTGGTCTTACCATGGATGTTGTCTTTACAGGCAACGAGGAGAAGTCTACATCCTCAGTAGAGGACATTATCATAGATAACGTAGGTTACCTCACAGCAAAGAGCATTACACAGTTGGACGATAGGCTCTATCTGGGAAATCTCAAGTCTAGAAAAGACATTGGATTCCAGCGGTACGCCAACAACATAAAGCTAGAAACAGTTGTAAAAGATTACAATAGGTTTGACATCCGCATGTTTGATGTTGTAAGCCTCAACAAGGGCTACGCTCAGATGCTGTTACCCTACGCTGCAGACCCGGGAAATTCTGGAGCTGAGTTTGGTATAGGACAGACATTTGTTTCCACGCAGTATGGCGAGGGAACTGGTCTTGGGCAGCAGATGAGTGATGATCTTATGCGGAGAACGTACTTCGAGCACCTGTACGGACTGCTGAAGTTTGGGAGCGGTGTAGTAACAGGGCTTCAAGACGACATAGAACAAGCATACTCTCTAACCGAGAAAGTAGCAAAAGGATATAAAGACTTTAGGTTCTCTTACAAGCAGAAGACATTCCGCAGAGGAGACGTATACGCATTTTATATATCATTTGTACTAAAAGATGGTACAGAGACATATGCCTACCACATCCCAGGCAGGGAGCCGCTTAAGGCTAAAATTGCACCACCAGGAACAAACCCTAGCGCTTCCCCAAAATACATTAGTGAGAACGCTGGTTTTGGGAGTGCGGAAAACACGTGGAGGGATATAAGAAACTCTTTTGGGTTTTACCCCTCAGAGATAGCTGTAAATGATCCAAATGCTAGAATTTACCAGTACGTAGATTCTAGTATGCGTGATAATATGGTTCCGAGCTTCATAAATGACAATCAGGTTTACGACGGGGTAACGAAGCAACACAACGGCTTCTCGTTTTGGGAGAACATAAATGAAAGATACCCAGAGAGCGACGACTTTGTAGGAGGTCTTGTTACTGCCCAAGGAGTAGGAAGTACAAGTTCGGCTTTTGACTTAAGAGGAAAGAAAGTCAGGCACCACAAGATGCCTTCTAACCATAACCCCCGAAGCTCTTACCTGCGTATGCATAGTGGGTTTCTATCGGAAGAGGATCAGCCAAAAGACATATTCAACCAAGTTCTGGGGCAGCTTAATTCTATCGGATACTATACATCCCATCAGTCTGTCGTACCCGAACAGTATACAAACGAAGTAGTTTCAGGTCTTACAGGGTTTGATCAAATCTACAAGGAGAGTAAGATTGTAAGCAGAGATCCAATAAGACTTCTAGGTATTCAACTGAAGAACATTAAGATACCAAAGCACATCCTTAAGAAAGTGCAGGGGTACAAGGTATACTACGCTAAAAGAAAGCCTGAAGACAAGATCGTTGCAGGGCAAAGCATTGCAATTCCTTCACATCCTAGGTATGCTTCTGTACCCACTCAGAACAAACTTCTTGCTAGGAGAGGTCCATACAAAAATGCATTCTACCTGTACGGGGGACTAGAGCATACAGATGCTAACGCAATGCTCATCAGCGCAGATTGGAAAAGAAACACTGTTACTCCGCAGACAGGTGTAGACTCTAGATA